TCACACATTCGGACGGTCACACATCAATTAGTAAGACGCCAAAAGTAACAGGCAAAGGACAACAATACTTTGTTAATAAGTTTTTAGGAGAAAAATAAAAATCTTAATAGGAGGAATTATCAATGAACACACTATACAAAACAACCCTCCTCATCACAATGGCAGTTGTGACGTGGAAGGTTGTAAAGATTGAGAAAAACACAAGATTTAAACTTAGAAATTTTGATTATCCAAAAATTAATAATGCTCAGAGCAAATCATTGTTGGATATTGCTAGTCACGATCTAAAAGATATTTAACTGTATTCAAAATTTTCATATCTTGTTGAGCTTTTAAGCTTTCGTATAAAGCTATTGAATAAATAATTTCGTAAGATACGTTTTCAGGAGCATCTTCTTTCAACTTATTTATTCTATCTCTAAAAAAGTCACTGTCACCACCGAATTCTTTTTCGGCTTGATTACTAAGTTCACCAAAGAAATTTTGAAAATCATTAAATTCCATACTTATCACCTCCTTTCACTAGGAGATAACTAAATTATACACGAAAGGAATGGTAGAAGTGCCACCACACATTCAACAAATGTTATACGAAATCCAGTTAAAAGCTGGTATACCTCAAAAATTAATGGAAATGCAAGGTTTGATAAACGATGAAACAACCAAAGAGGAGAAAAAAGAAAATGAGCAACATTTATAAAAGCTACCTAGTAGCAGTACTGTGCTTTACAGTCTTAGCAATTGTACTTATGCCGTTTCTATACTTCACTACTGCATGGTCAATTGCAGGGTTCGCAAGCATAGCGACTTTCATGTACTACAAAGAATGCTTTTTCAAAGAATAAAAAAACTGCTACTTGTTGGAGCGAGTAACAGTATCAAACACTTAAGAAAAAATTCATGTTCAATATAAAACGAAAAACGGAGGAAGTCAAGATGTATTACGAAATAGGCGATGTATGTCAGAAGGTAATTAATGTAGACGGATTTGATTTTAAATTAGCAGTTAAGAAGAAGGACCACAGCATTCTGGTGAATATCTTAGATTTAGAAGATAAGTTTATCGACGGCATAAACATAACTAATGAGAACGATCTATACACAGCATTAGACATATTAAATCAATCTATTTACGAATGGATTGAAGAACACACAGACGAACAGGACAGACTAATTAACTTAGTCATGAAATGGTAGGAGGTATGAAAAGTGAATGATTTACAAGAGAGAGAATTAGAAACATTCGAACAAGACGACCGATTCAAAGTAACTGATCTAGACAGTGCTAACTGGGTTTTTAAGAAACTGGATGCAATCACAACTAAAGAGAATGAAATCAACGATTTAGCAAATAAAGAAATTGAACGCATAAACGAATGGAAAGATAAAGAAGTAGAAAAATTACAGAGTGGCAAAGAATATTTACAAAGCCTTGTAATTGAATATTACAGAATACAAAAAGAACAAGATAGCAAATTCAAGTTGAATACACCTTACGGAAAAGTGACAGCCAGAAAAGGTTCAAAAGTCATTCAAGTTAGCAATGAGCAAGAAGTCATTAAACAACTTGAGCAACGAGGTTTTGACAACTATGTAAAAGTAACTAAAAAACTTAGCCAATCAGACATTAAGAAAGATTTCAATGTAACTGAAAACGGCACATTGATTGACGCAAACGGCGAAGTTTTAGAGGGTGCTAGCATTGTGGAGAAACCAACGTCATACACGGTAAAGGTGGGAGAATAGATGACTGAAAAAACTAATCAAGATGTCGATATTTTAACGCAACTAGGTGTAAAAGACATCAGCAAACAAAATGCAAACAAGTTTTATAAATTTGCGATATACGGCAAGTTCGGTACTGGTAAAACTACGTTTTTAACAAAAGATAACAATGCCTTAGTACTAGATATAAATGAGGACGGAACAACGGTAACAGAAGATGGGGCAGTTGTGCAGATTAAGAATTATAAGCATTTTAGTGCAGTGATTAAAATGCTGCCTAAAATTATTGAACAACTAAGAGAAAACGGAAAACGAATTGATGTTGTAGTGATTGAAACAATCCAAAAGTTACGTGATATCACTATGGACGACATCATGGACGGTAAATCAAAGAAACCGACATTTAATGATTGGGGCGAGTGTGCTACACGCATTGTAAGTATTTATCGTTATATTTCTAAATTACAAGAACATTATCAATTTCATCTTGCTATAAGCGGACACGAGGGCATTAACAAAGACAAAGATGATGAGGGAAGTACTATCAATCCAACAATCACGATAGAGGCACAAGACCAAATAAAAAAAGCAGTCATCAGTCAATCTGACGTGTTAGCAAGAATGACAATAGAAGAACATGAGCAAGACGGCGAAAAAACTTATCAATATGTACTTAACGCTGAACCATCAAATTTATTCGAGACAAAGATAAGACACTCAAGCAACATCAAAATTAACAACAAACGTTTCATTAATCCAAATATTAACGATGTTGTACAAGCAATTAGAAATGGTAATTAAAAATTAATTAAAAGGACGGTATAAAAATTATGAAAATCACTGGTAGAACACAATACATTCAAGAAACTAATCAAGAGGCATTCATGAAAGGTGGGGACTTTTTAGGAGCTGGAGAATTTACAGTAAAAGTTGCAAATGTCGAGTTTAACGACAGAAAAAACAGATACTTCACGATTGTTTTTGAAAACAACGAAGGTAAACAATACAAACACAACCAATTCGTCCCACCATTCCAACAAGATTATCAAGAAAAACAATATATCGAGTTACTTAGTAGATTAGGAATTAAATTGAACTTACCAGATTTAACTTTTGACACAGATCAATTAATTAACAAAATCGGAACTATTGTACTTAAAAATAAATTTAACGAGGAACAAGGCAAGTATTTTGTAAGACTCTCATATGTAAAAGTTTGGAATAAAGACGATGAAGTAGTTAATAAACCAGAACCTAAAACTGATGAGATGAAACAAAAAGAACAGCAAGCAAATGGTAAACAGACACCTATGAGTCAACAATCAAACCCATTCGCTAATGCTAATGGTCCAATAGAAATCAATGATGATGATTTACCGTTCTAGGACGTGGTTTAAATGCAATACATTACAAGATACCAGAAAGATAACGACGGTACTTATTCCGTCGTTGCTACTGGTGTTGAACTTGAACAAAGTCACATTGACTTACTAGAAAACGGATATCCACTAAAAGCAGAAGTAGAGGTTCCGGACAATAAAAAACTATCTATAGAACAACGCAAAAAAATATTCGCAATGTGTAGAGATATAGAACTTCACTGGGGCGAACCAGTAGAATCAACTAGAAAATTATTACAAACAGAATTGGAAATTATGAAAGGTTATGAAGAAATCAGTCTGCGCGACTGTTCTATGAAAGTTGCAAGGGAGTTAATAGAACTGATTATAGCGTTTATGTTTCATCATCAAATACCTATGAGTGTAGAAACGAGTAAGTTGTTAAGCGAAGATAAAGCGTTATTATATTGGGCTACAATCAACCGCAACTGTGTAATATGCGGAAAGCCTCACGCAGACCTGGCACATTATGAAGCAGTCGGCAGAGGCATGAACAGAAACAAAATGAACCACTATGACAAACATGTATTAGCGTTATGTCGCGAACATCACAACGAGCAACATGCGATTGGCGTTAAGTCGTTTGATGATAAATACCACTTGCATGACTCGTGGATAAAAGTTGATGAGAGGCTCAATAAAATGCTGAAAGGAGAGAAAAAGGAATGAATAGACTAAGAATAATAAAAATAGCACTCCTAATCGTCATCTTGGCGGAAGAGATTAGAAATGCTATGCATGCTGTAAAAGTGGAGAAAATTTTAAAATCTCCGTTTAGTTAATACAGGTTTTTACAAAAGCTTTACCATAGGCGGACAAACTAATTGAGCCTTTTTTGATGTCTATTACCCAGGGGCTGTAATGTAACTTTAATACTTCAAATTCAATGCCAGAAAGTTTACTTATTGTTTCTAGGTTGTGTCCTGACTTTAACATTCTTTTAACAAATTCTAATCCCGAAACAAATCTTTGTTTTTCTATAATCTTATTAAAGTGATTTAAAAACTGAGGAGCATAAAACTTATTATAAATTCCTTTTTTTGTTAAGTAAGACATGTCAAAAGTTTCATTTAAAACCCCTAACCTTACTAGGTTATTAATTGAAATTTCGGTTGATTCTATATCTAACGGAGAGTCTTTTATTAACGTGTCCGATATATTCATACCGTCATTCTTTGGGTTTAAAACCGCTCTATATTTAACGGCAGGATGTACTTCGTGATTCTTTAAATGTTTTAAAAGAATAGCATCATTTGGGGATAATTGTTTAATTATTTCAACAAATGAATGGTGGGTTAATGAGTTTTTTCTGTCATCCATAGATGATGCTATTAGTTTTGCGAACATATTACTTAAAGTTTTTTCACTAATGTAAAACTTTGAAGCTTCTAGAGCAGGACCTAGAAGAGAAAATTGTGGTTCTTGTAAATTATTTTCAGGTACAGAAGATATTTCTTTTTTAAATTGTTCTTTGAATTTTTCAAATTCTACTTCTCTTTGATAAATAACTTTATCCACATAAAGGTGGAATTTCCCAAAGACAAGTTCCCAAGTTTTAGAGAATGTTTCTACAGGCCCTTTTGATGCGCCTTCAATAATTTTATCAATACCTTTACCTAAAATAGGATCCATAATTATTCACCCCCAATCTAACGCAATAGCGATAACAAAATTATACCAGAAAGGAGATAACGAAATGGCAACATTTAGAACGATAAAAGAAAGTGGCGATTTTGTAACTGTGCATAAATCTTTTGTGTTCGATAGTAATTTAAGTGCTAAAGCTAAAGGGATATTATTGTATTTCCTAAGTCGTCCTGACAATTGGCAAATATACACGTCAGAAGTAGTTAAACATATGAATGATGGACAAAAATCAATCAATAGTGGCGTTCAAGAACTTATGGATAATAAATATGTTCACAGAATACAAAAAAGAGCTGAAAACGGTGTGTTTAAAGGTTTTGAATACTTAGTTTACGAAAAACCAACCGAAATGCCATTTTCGGCAAACGGATTATCGGCAAACGGGTTTTCGGAAAACGGAAAAACGGAAAACCGAAAAGGGCGTACTACTAATAATAATAGTACTAATAATGATTTAACTAATAATAACAATACTAATAATGATGGAAGTATATTGTCGGGCAACCCGACTGTGTATTCCATTCCCTATAAAGAAATTATCGAATACTTAAACAAAAAAACAGGAAAGCATTTTAAACACAATACAGCTAAATCAAAAGATTTTATTAAAGCAAGATGGAATCAAGATTTTAGGTTGGAGGATTTTAAAAAGGTGATTGATATCAAAACAGCTGA